CCTTATTTGGTATGCAATAAATGGAATTATATTTACTTGACTAAACCAGATTAGCATTGGAGCTATATAATCATTTAATAATGTTTTATATTTAGCATTATCATTAAGATCTATATCTCCTGAAGTAATTAAACTACTTATCTTGTTATATAACGAAGTACCTATTATGTTTTGTATGTCTATCTGCTGAGATAATTTTATAAATTGAATATACTTATCTACATCAATATTTCCATCCATTATGGAGTTTCTTAATACATCTTCTGGTTTTATAAATAATGCTACTGCCATCTTATTTCTTCTTTTTTGGTTTCCATCCAGGATAATGCCCTTCATTAGGCATCCTTACAGGAGGCTTAATTGCTAATTTAGATCCTGGAGTTTTTCTATCATATCTTTTAGGAATAGTTCTAGTTGCTTTATAATCTTCTAAATTATTTGATTCTTCAGTATTTGCTCTTAATCTATATAATTTTCTTTTCCAAATATGCCTACAATAAACCCCTCCCTTAAATTTAAATAAATCAAAGGCTTTACCTTTATGGCCTAATTGCTTATTAACTCCATCTTCTGAGGCTCTATCAATATCCTCAATAGTCCATACTATACCTTTTTTTGAGAGATTCATCATATTAACACAAAACTCTCTAGATTTATTACCATCTTTCATTTTTTTAGTAGATCCTACTGCATAACTATATCTAATTTTATAAACTCCATTAGGAGAATCTAAAACACTATAAACATTTCCATTCTTTCTAGAATAAATTTCATCCTTTAATCCTAATAAATTTCTCACTTTTGAAAGAGTACTTTTTTTCTCTGTAATTAAATAATTAGCCCAATCTTCATTATCTACATCATCATCATTATCAATCTCATCTACAAAAACATAATCATCACTCATCTCCTCTCCTGATTCTGCTAAAATTCCTAATACTCTTTTTGCCTCTTCATCACTCATCTCTCTATCATCTTTACTTAGATCTTCTTGCTTAATTCCTGTTTCTTCTTCTATTGTTTCATCATCTTGTATTTCTTCATCTATTTCAGTAAATTCTAGAGGCTGTAAAGTAATAAAATAAAGGTTTAAGGTTATATTATTATAAGCTAATAACTTATCAAAGTGTTCTATTAATAATTCCTGGAAGGGCCTTATAATTGTATTATCAAAAAGTAAAGATGCAGTTTTAATCTCATCTGCATTGTTACCTAGTCCTGTACTATCTTTAATTCCTAATAACATAGGAGAAACTACTCTATGAGCTAACATAATCTTCTTTGTGCTTTCCTCACTAAGGAATTGATACTGCTGATGAGCATCTGATAATTGTACAGGAGTTATTTCTGCTTGGGCCTCTCTATTATCATTAAAGGCTAATATAAATTTCCCAGCATTACTAGATCCACTAAATTTCTGAGCAATTTTATGCTCTAATAATCTTCTCTCTTCTTCATTAGGAATACCATTGTTAAAATTAATTAACATTGAAGGGCTTAGGCCTTGTTGAATATTATTGATATGGTAATTTGAGATCTCTTCTTCTAGTAAACAATATTGAATACCACCTTGATAATCTACAGGAGTATAATAATAAAAACCTGCTGAGTAAGGTTGGATATACATAATCTCTATTGATTCTTTACTTTTACCAAAAGCTGGAATCCTTCTTGGTTTATCTAAAGGTTTAATTTCTGCCCAATCTTTAAAATAATAATAAGCTGGAACTTCTCCATCATCATTTGCTTTTTCAGCTCTTAATGTTTCTATAGGTAAATGTTCTAATTGAGCAATACTTTTTCTATCCTTAGAATAGATAACCTGTACAGCACATTGGCCCATTAATTTTAGATCATAAGATAATTTCCTTACAGTATTAGGTTTCAAAAGTGTAAGCATTTTTGCATACTCTTCAGGTTTTTTATTTGCATCAGTTGCATTTAAACCTTTACCATAAATTTGTTGAGAGATCCCATTTATTGCAGCCGAATTTGTCGGAGATCCATTATATCTTTCTATTAGATATTGAAAATAATTATTATCATCTCCATACTCTACCCAATCTTTATTAACTACCTCTTTAATTTGAGGAGCAGTATAACTACTTAAATTAACAAAACTAACTTCTGATTTAGAGTGTTTTGTGTATTGTCCTAAACTGTTTCTTAATCTTTTTTTCATATTACAATATACTCATTATTGTAAGAATCATTTGTTTTGTACTGATCCTTATTAATATTATAATGATCATTATCATTTAATTGATCTATATCTTGATCTGTTACAAAAATTCTGTCTTTATAAATTCTTTCTTTTTGATTGGAATCTGTTTGCCATACTTCATCATATAGTTCCCAATAACTCAAATTCATATTCCAATAATTAAAATCAGCATATAAATCTAAATCATAAAATCTGTTTTCTTTAAAAATAGATGCACTTAAAGAATCAACATAACTATTAGTGAATACCATAAAATCTCCACTTGTAGTAACTGTATCTTCAAAATAATCATAGTTCTTATTTAACCAATTATCCCTTACATCAATAGTAAATGATCCAAGAAAATCTCTTGGTATTACGCTTAAAGTTTGAGATGCTGAGGTAGTAATTACAATCATTGCTTATATAACGAATTAATTAAATTAATTTGTAAAATAAAAAAGCACCCTATAAAGAGTGCTTTCTTAAATTAAACTAAAATTAGATATATTTTAATTTGGAGTTATTTGAGTTGCAGAAATTGCTGAAGTAATTACACCTGCATCTATAAACGCTGGAGCTTTTTCTTCTTGGCCCTCTAATGTTAGAGTAAATCCATAAAGATCTCCTGATGCAGCTCCTGTTACTATTGTACCTCCTGTTACTTCACATCCATTCTCTAAACCACAAAGGAATTGATTTCCTAAGTAATCTTCTACTACAATATGAGGCCTAGAAACTATAATTAATTGTAATTCTTGCTGAGTAGCATTATCTAAAAATGGTAAAGTAAGATTTAAAGTTTGAGCAAAGAAAGTAGTTCCATTCTCTCTACTAGAATTAACAGTAGATTCTAAACTAGAATTACCCTTTACATCAAATTCAAACCAGGCTTCAGATCCTGCAATAGCAGATATAGTACCATCAGCATCTACAGTAACAGCTCCTAAAGTGCCATAATCTGCGAAATAAACTTTTTTTATTCCTCCGAATCCTGTTTTACAAGGTAATTTTCTTCCTGTTGTTAATACACAAGCCATATTATTATTTTTTTAAAAGTTAAACAAAAAGGGTAGGGTATTAAATCTACCCCTTCTTATTATATTATACTGTTGGATCGTATAAAACAACTTCAGTTCCATATCCATACTGAACACCTGAAGTAAATCTCATTATTACTCTAACATTTTGCGAACCATCTAAATCGGCCATTGATAAAGTTTTACAAAGATTATGCTCGTTCATAAGACCAGTTCCAAAGTATAGATTAGATTTTTGAGCTAGTACCATTTGATTATTATCTAATCCAGGAGCTAGGAATATATTTACTCCATCAAAAGATAAATCTTGACCTGAATACCACATTTGGCCCTGATCATTAATACCATTTGCTCCAACACCGATTGAATAACCTCCTAAAGCTCTTACATAAGCCTTAGCTACATTTTGAGAAACATAAAGATTCAAATCTTCTTTCCCATAAAGAGCTGCTGGACAAGCATCTACTACTTTAGCCATTTCAGCTACTACATTAGCGTGAGTAACAGTAGTTCCTGTAATATCAGAAACATCTGCATCTGCTTTGAATAGAGTTATTAATCCATCAAATTCTCCTGCTGTTGCATTAGCACCATTCCAAATTGTTTGCTCAGTTTGTTGAGCAACTTTAGCAGCTACTTCAGCAATCAAGAAATCACTAAATTTCTTAGGCATAGTATCGTATGCAGAGTATCCCATTTCTGCTGCCTCCCAAGAACTCACAAATGGAGTTAAACAAAATTCATTATTTATTTGAAATTCCTCTGGCTGGAGAACCTTCTCAGTTAGAGTTATATTTCCTGCTGAAGTAAAATCACAACTCGCATTAGCTATCAAACCTGATACTGCCATCTTGCTGATGTTAGATTTATATTTAATATTGGGCATTACTTCAATACCACCTTTTGCGATTGTATCGCCTGAAAGTAATGCAGCAGCGATATATCGCCCTGCCCAAGTACCCTCATAATTGCTAGTTACACTTAAAGCCATTTTATTTATATTTATTAGTTATTTAATTTTTCAAAGATTCTATCTTTAATAGTCATTCTTCTGTTTTGTGAAAATTGAAATCCTGATGCTTTTTCTCCTGATTTAGTTTCAGGGCTATGTTTAATAGGATCAGTAGCTGGTTTAGAAAGTTCTTCTACTTTTTCAGCTTTTACTTCAACTTTAGCCAATTCTGCTTCAGTATCTACTTCTTCAACTTTTTCAGAATTTGGTTCTTTATCTTTTTTAAGATCTGCTATAGCATCTTCAAGATTTTGGATTCTTTTTTCCATACCTTTCCAATCAGCTACATCAGCTTCTTCTTTACGATCTTCTTCTTCTTCTAATTTAGCTTGAGTAAGATCATCAATTAAGCCCTCTTCTTTTACTACTAAAACCTCTCCTGATTCTAGTTCGTAAGATCCGATTGGCATTTTTACTTTATCCTCATCTGTTTTGATGAAAACTTCTTTACCTTTAGAAAAAGCCTCAGCAGTTATTACTGTACCATTTTCTAATTTCCTATCTTCAAGATCAACCTGAATATCTAGGATTGTTTTAATTTTATTGAGCATATCACTACTTTTCATAATTACTATATTAACGATTTATAAATTTAATTTTGCATTTTCAGGATGCTACCCTATTAATTACACCTATTCCTTGAGCAAATAATGAACCATCACAACACTCTATAGAATATGTATTTTTATCTTTACAATAACAAGCTCTTCTATTTCCTATAGGGCTTGTACGACTTGGATAATAATTTTTATTTTTTCTCACTTAATTGCTTGAGTTTAGTTTCTGCCCATTTCTTAGCTGCTAAGCCTCCCCATAATAAATAAGATATTGTGCCACAGGCCTCTCTATCCTCTGCATTATAGTACTCCTCTGCTTTTGATAAATAAGAATACATCCTTTTGATTGCTTGTTCACTTATAGGCTTTCCTTGAGCTAATTGAGATGCTCTAATTGTACTGACTTCTGTAGCACACTTATTCTTTAATTTTTTATTAAGTTCAATACCTTTTTTTGCATTGTTTTTTACTGCAATAGGATAATCTTTATAGGTTTCTAAAATTAAATTTTTACCTTCTTTATATCTAGCATCCTCCTTAATAATTCCTGTAATCATATTAAGCATATATTTTGCCTCTTCTTCTTCTATCTTTGTAAGCTCATCTTTGTTTGATTTAGGCATTTCCATACGATCAGCAAAAAATCCTTCAATACTAAAGCCTTTTACTTTACCTGATTTAACATACTCATTCCAAACCTCATCATTGTTTACTTTAACAGCACCCATCCAAGTTCCAACAGGTACATCAAAACCATATTTCCTGGACTTATCTAATTTCTCATCATCTACTAACCAGCTTTCAACTAAAGTAAGGCCATTAATTTCGTGGCTATGTTCTAAAGTAGAATTATTTTGATTGCCATTTCTAAGATAAAGCTGAGATGCTTTTGCTATAGTATCTTTTGAAAAGTAAATATAATACTCTCCATTTAGGTTTTTTCTATATATGGGCCGATTAGGAACAAGAAGAGGGCCTAATAGGATCTTCTTTTTCTTATCAATTTCAGCTAATTTTATTTCTTGATCTTTAAGGGCAATAAAATCTTCTTCTATTGCTGGATTTTCTACTATTGAAATTGCTTCAACTCCTGTTATCTCTTGATCTTCATCTAATATTAATTCTACTATCTTCATAACTTAATAACGATTTTTATATTATATTTTGTATTATAATGATGC